GAAGAAGGCTGATAATTGAAAGTGCGCAAACCTGAAATCGTTGCAAGACGGTTCTTCAATCCCGTCATCACTTGTGAAGGTGTAGCCGCCATCAAGCAATTCCAAATTTGCGATACGGGTTCAAAAAGTCACGAACATCAGGGTCAATAGCGCGCACCTGAATAGCCATATCCGCAAAACCAACGACACCCAACGCCGCGTTATAACGGGCAAAGCCACGCATCGCGAGAAGCACACAGGCTTCACGCACATCATCAGGGATGACAGACCAGCCCCACACGCCCACAATCTGCGCCGAAGGCAATGCGGGAAGGCTAAACAATGGGAAAGTTTTGCCACCGATTGCGGTGATTGTTCTGATTGGCTGACCCGTAATAACCGCATCCAACGGTTCAAGTTGATAATCAACACCTGCTGTCCAAGTGGTTTCGTAAGTTCCATCACCATCATCATCGGTTTTGAGCGTGGTTACGGAATACAAATCATCTTGCGTTGGCAAGGTGTAACTATCCACCGCATACAAAGTAAGGGTCGCATTCTGCTGATAAAACCTGCGCCCGCAATAGCCATCAATTCGGCGCGATGCGCCTTCAATCGCATTTTCAAGCAAAGTATCATCCGTGTTATCGGTAATCCGAAGCGCGGCTTTCACCTCATTCAGCGTGCAATAACCATTCGCAATCGCCATCGCTAAGCCTTCTTTCGCTTACGCCCACGAACCACTTTCGCTTGCTCAACATCCACATCAATTGATGCAGTTTCCACAACAACATCATCGGCGCGATACCCCAATGCGGCAAGGGCATCATCAACCATCTTCACCTTGTCGCGCAAACCGCGTCGCACATATGCTTCGCGTTCAGCGAGCAAGCCCGCAATCCATTTGTTCTGTTTCATGGTGCAACATCCTAGTTCTGGCGGGGGCGGTTATTCGCCGCCCCCACCAAAATCAGGAACGCAATTAGAAAACGGGTGTTACCAATCCCGTGCCGCCCACCAAAGCGAATGCGTTGGGGTAGCGATTTGCGGTGTATGCGCTGTAACCATAAACAATCATGGTCACATCAAGTTCCGCACCCTTTGGTTGCTCAAAGCGAAGCATCATTGGGTCGCCGTTGCCCTGTTCCCACAAGTGGCTTTCCTGCGAATTGCCAACGATGATGACATCTTCGTTCGCGCCTGCACCGTTCGTGGTGATGACATTGGCATCGGTGACCACAGGAATTCCCGCAATCGCGTAGCCACTGCTTCCGTACTGAGCCGCACCATTGCCCGAAGCAATCGGGTTGAACGCGACAGGTGTTGGAACAGCAAGCGGGCGGTTCGTGCTATCAACTGCCGCCAGAATGAACGCCAAACGACGCGGGTGCATCAGGATGAAGTTCGGGGTCTGGAAGTAGTTGGTTTGAACGCGCTGAATGGCATCCAACAGTTTCGGATACAGTTCACCGACTGTCGGTGAAGCATCGGTGTAAGTCACAACCTGCGTGATGGTGTTCGTCAGCGAAGTAGCCGAAGTGGTCACATTCAGGCTGTCAAGGTTCGTGTGATAGGCGGAAACAAGGTCAGCCATCACAAGGCTGTCAATGCCCGTGCCACGCTCTAAGGCTTGGCGCGAAACATTCTGCTGACCCGCAACGGTGACAACCGAAACATCAAGTTTGGTGTCATCCATGTTGGTTTCCTGAACAGCCGCACCTTCGGTCTGCACCGCAGTTGCGCTACCCGTTGTCACCTTGCTGATGCTCAGCGTCAAGCCTGCATCGGGAAGTTGGTGCTTGCGGGAAATGTCCATGAACGGGCGACCCGCACGGGCAAATGGCGCGGCAAGGTCGGTAAGGAACTGTGGCACGACAAGACCAGCGAAGTTTGCGCTGGTTACATCGCGACGCTCAACCTTTTCTTCGTTCATGTGGCGTGCGAGACGCTCACGGGCGGCGAAGTCATTGTTGAACTGTGCCGCGTAAGCATCGGCAACGAACGAATGCTGACCACTTGCACGGTAGGTGCGTGGCTCGCTGGTCACCTTGCTGGTGACTTCGGCAATCTGGTTCTTTGCGCGAAGGTCGGCGGCTTCCTTTGCACGCTTTTCAAGTTCGGCGTGACGCTCAATTTGGGCATCCAAATCGCGAACTTCGTCAAGCGACTTGGAAATTTCCGCATCCTCATCTGCGGTCAGGTCGCGTGCTTCCGTCTTGGCGGTTGCAACAAGGGCTTCTGCGCGAGCGAGAACCGCATCACGCTTTTCAATCAGTTGGTCTTTCATGTTTTTTCCTTTGCGGAATAGTTGGAATGTAATCGCCAAGTGCGATACCCAAGTGCGCTAGATGTAGCGCGGCTCAATCGCGGCTGTGCCTGCGCGCCAATGCGATTTGCGCAGAACGCAAACGCACGGGTGCGTTGCTCACGATAGTAGTGGTTTCCTGCGCGGTTTGTCCACTGCGAATTTCTGCAACCGTTTCTTCGTATGCGGGGAAGGTCACAACTGACACATCGTAAAGTTGCACTTCTTTCAATTCGCGTACTGACCTATCGCTATTCCAATTGTCTTTGATGGTTCGGAATGCGAATGACATTTGCGAAATATCGCCGCGTTTCATGGCAGAAATAACACGCGCCGCATCGGGGTTCATCGGGTCAAGTGATGCTTCCACACGCAAACCCCTGTCATCTTCTTCCAACATCAAAGTTCCAGACCTAGTGCGGGCAAGTGGCACGCCGTCATGGTCAATCAACAAACGAACATCCGCACCATCGTTCAGCGTCTTGGCGAATGCGCCCCTGCGCACATATTCCACAAAAGGCATCGGTTCGGAAGGGCTATCAAATACCGACGCATAACCAATCAACTTGTTTCCATCACCATCTTGGCGTGCTTCCAAATTCGTAAAAGCAACAAAACGCTTTTCATCTGCCTGCTTGACACACCAACGAACTTCGGTTGGGTCAGCAATTGCTTCGCGTAGTTCTGCCATAGATGGTGAACAGATTACATCTTCGCTGGTTACATTTCTATCGCCTTCGGCATCCAATCTGTCCACGATGCGTTGCGCATATGCCTGCGCCCTGCGTGCCGAAGTTTTTGAAGAACCACCACCCCACAACAACATCGCAACCAAACCAGCCGTGATTTCATCGCCCTGAACCGCATCCAAATCAACGATGTGCCGCGCAATCCACGCAGGAATTTTGCGCCATTTGGCTTCCGATAATGCTTCACCATTCGCCATGCGTCGCGCATCCGCGACGGTGGAAGGCATAAGACCATCACCAGAAAAACCTTCTTCGTGCAGACGCAAACCGCGACGCGCCGAAGCCGCCATGAAATCAGGGGTGGTCAAACTAACTTGTCTCTGCTCAATAGACCGTTCCTGTTCCACTTCATTGCTGATAGATACCTTTTCTTCCGAAATAATCCACAACTTGCAAATTCCATTCGGGGCGATATCACCAGACACAATTTGGCAACCGCCGCCACCTTCATAAAAGATACAATTTGCGCAAATCATCCCATCTTCCGCAAACGGTGACTGCTCTACATAATGTGAGCCATTACCACCAACGCCTTTATCCCACGCACCAAATTCGTCGGCAATCTTTTCAAAAATGTCATACATTGCCGCTTGACGGGGATTGATGTTGTATTCATCCTGTTCGGCAAGTCCTTCAATCATTTGTTCAACATCGTCAGATGGTTCTTCCATTTCCATCTGTCGCACACCAACTTCACCGATTGGTTCCAAATCTTCCGCCAATGATTGCGCAACCATGCGGTCAATCGCTTCCTGTTTCGTGTCATAACAGGCAAGCGTTTCAAATGAACCATCTTCGCGTTCAACAACAGCCGCCCAACGGAAACAATCAGGTTGATTTTGTGAAATCCCGTAAGGCATGAAAATCAATCCACATCGGGTGTCATTATGCGCAGGTCGGCAGTACCGACTTGTTCTGTGACTATGCCAAACATTGTTTGGTTGATTGGCAAAAAGAATTCGTGCAGGTTTTGTTGCTTTTCAAGCGGCATACCATTATCTGTGGTCACTGTGCTGTCACCAACATAAATAGTTGCGGTTTGAATAATCTGCAAATAGATATAACGATTTTGGTCATCAGGATTTACGATGCGCGTTGGTGTAGTTCCTACGGTGACCTGTGTTGTTTTCATGTGTCACCTTTTCCGTGATGTGCGATTTTCAACT